GCCATTTCGGCTTTCCACGCTGTTGAGGAACGTAATAAATCTGTGAAGTTGGTGTACAATGATCCACAAATTGTCAAGATACGTGAAATACTTCACCGTATCCTCGGCGAGATGAACGACCGTTGTATCTTCGAAATTATCGATAGGGCGCGACCAGGTGGTGGCCAGAGTATAGGACTCTGGAACAAGTATCGAACTTCTAAAACTCACAAGCTTGTTGCTTGTGATTTTACATGTACGCCTAAGGCGGCCATGTATGGTAAAATGTTCCTCGAGCGTCATGCTTGGGGTGACTATTTACGTGAAGATCGACCCTTGGTACCAGTGGTAGGTACGAAATTAGCTTTTGTTCCGAAGAACATTAGCACCTTCCGCACCATCGCCGTAGAACCTAATGTGAACATGGCACTCCAATTGGGTGTCCATGAATACATCGTACCACGTCTTTTGAGACATGGCATAGATCTACGAGACCAATCTATCAATCAAGCATGGGCCAAACACGGCTCCATATTTGATGATTTAGCCACTGTAGACTTCTCGTCTGCCAGTGACACTATTTCGGACACGTTGGCTTTCCACATACTGCCTCGATCATGGTATAACTTTCTCAACAAAATTCGTTGCGATCGTTATGACCTTGACGGGACCGTGGAGCAACAGAGTAAATTCTCAACTATGGGTAATGGCTTTACATTCGCACTGGAAAGTGTAATGTTTTATGCCATAGCTCGTAGCGTCTCAGATGGCACCATCTCCGTATTTGGCGATGATGTCATACTCGAAACAAGAGATTACTCGCGGTTCATCGAACTTTCTGAAAAATTAGGCTTAATCCCTAACCGGGACAAGTCTTTTTCAACAGGACCGTTTCGTGAATCTTGCGGCACCGATTGGTGGAGAGGAGTTTGCATAACACCTTTACGTCTACAAGACGAACGGGTAACTCGCAACACTCTACATCGGCTCTATAACAACTGGGGCAAACGCCCTAGTGCTTCAGCCGTGAAGAAATACTTGATTAGGTACTCGAAAGAGCACTTTAATCATGTACTTTATGGCTTAGAGAATGAGCTTGATGATTCTTGCTTCTTTACTACCTTTGCTTACGCTAAAGGGAGTGGTCTGCTATCCTAC